CCTCGGGCAACCCTCTTTGGCCCGGATTTTGGAAGAAAGAGGAGCTCGAGGCCATTAAGGCCGAGATTCCCGTCTCCAAATGGGAAGCGCAGTACCAACAGAACCCCACATCCGAGGGAAATGCGATCATCAAGCGTGATCACTGGCGGATTTGGGAGTCGGACGTCGCTCCCGCTTGTGAATACATCATCCAAAGTTGGGACACGGCCTTCGAGAAGTCCAACCGGTCCGACTATTCGGCTTGCACAACGTGGGGTGTCTTTCAACACCCCAACCAACATGGCGATCTGAAGCCAAACATCATCTGTCTGGACGCAGTGAAGGCTCGTATGGAGTTCCCTGAGCTCAAACAGAAGGCTCTTGAGATGTACAAAGAGTGGGAGCCGGACACATTGATCGTGGAAAAGAAAGCCGCAGGGGCTCCCTTGATCTATGAGCTCAGGCAGATGGGAATTCCGCTTTCAGAGTACACACCGGGCAAAGGAAGCGATAAGATTGCGCGTGTAAACGCAATCTCGGACCTTTTTGCCTCGGGAGTTGTTTGGTGCCCACAAACAAGATGGGCAGATGAGTTGATGGAAGAGTTGGCGGCATTCCCTAACGGGGACCATGACGACCTTGTTGACTCCTCAAGCCAAGCGCTGCTTCGGTTTAGAAGGGGCGGCTTCATCCCAATCGAGTCGGATGAGCCGGAAGAGCAGCGGTATTTCCGCCGCAAGAGTAACGCCTTCTATTAAGGAATTGACATGGCAGCATCAGATATGGTCCCCGGCATTGGTGGAGCCCCTTTGGGCATGCCCCCTCTAAGCATCGACGACATCCAGCAAGACGACACCCCCGCAATCGAGATCATGATCGACAACCCGGATGATGTCGAAATCGGCCTCGACGGCATGACCATCGACCTCATGCCCGATGAGGAGACCGCCGAAGATTTTGGTGCCAACCTCGCCGAGTTCATGGACGAGGGAGAGCTGGGCAAGCTGGCCGGAGACCTGATCGCTGAGTACGAGAGCGACGTCTCCTCCCGCAAAGAATGGGCAGACATGTATGTGCGAGGACTTGAGGTCCTCGGCATGAAGTATGAAGAACGCACTGAACCTTGGGAGGGTGCCTGCGGGGTCTACTCCACAGTCCTAACAGAGGCTGCCATCCGGTTCCAGTCCGAGACCATCATCGAGACCTTCCCCGCTCAAGGCCCCGTCAAGACGCAGATCATTGGCGCAATCGACAAACTCAAAGAAGACGCAGCCGAGCGTGTCCGGGAGGACATGAACTACAAGCTGACCGAGCAAATGCCCGAGTACCGCCCTGAGCATGAGCGCATGCTCTACAACTTGGGTTTGGCCGGTTCGGCCTTCAAGAAAATCTACTTCGACCCCAGCATGGGCAGGCAGGTCGCCATCTTCATCCCCGCAGAAGACCTGATCATTCCTTACGGCGCATCCAACGCCCGCACCGCAGAGCGTGTAACCCATGTGATGCGCAAGACAAAGAATGAGATCAAGAAGCTTCAAGTCGCAGGCTTCTACCGCGATGTTGATCTGGGTGAGCCCCAGATGTTCAACACAGACATTGAGAAGAAAAAAGCCGAAGAGCAGGGCTACGATTTAAACGAGGACAACCGTTACCAGCTTCTGGAGATGTGCGTTGACTACGATATGCCCGGGTACGAGGATGAGGATGAGATTGCCCTTCCCTACGTTGTGACCATCGACCGTGCCACCACAAAGGTTCTGTCGATCCGCCGCAACTGGAACGAAGAAGACAAGCTCAAGCTGCGCCGTCAGCACTTCGTTCAGTACACCTACATCCCCGGTTTTGGTGTTTATGGTCTGGGCCTAATCCACGTCATCGGTGGCTATGCCCGTGCCGGTACTTCCATCATCCGCCAACTGGTGGACGCAGGTACTCTGGCTAACCTGCCCGGTGGTGTGAAGACCCGTGGTCTCAGGATCAAGGGAGATGACACCCCAATTGCTCCCGGTGAGTGGCGCGACGTGGACGTTCCGTCCGGGACCATGCGTGACAACATCATGCCCCTGCCCTACAAAGAGCCCTCACAGGTTCTGGCTGGGTTGCTTGAGCGCATCACAGAGGAAGCTCGCCGTCTGGGATCAGTCGCAGACATGAAGATCAGCGACATGGGTGCCAATGCACCCGTGGGTACGACTCTGGCTCTTCTGGAGCGCCAGCTCAAGACCATGAGCGCGGTTCAGGCTCGGGTCCACAACTCGATGAAGGAGGAGTTCAAGCTCCTCAAAGAGATCATCCGAGACAACACCCCCGCAGAGTATGACTACATGCCCATGGGTGGTAAGCCTGCCGCCAAGCGGGAGGACTACGACATCGTTGAGGTGATCCCAGTCTCTGATCCAAACAGCGCCACGATGGCCCAGCGGATCATGCAGTACCAAGCCGTCATTCAGTTGTCGGCTCAAGCCCCTCAGATTTACGACCTGCCGCAGTTGCACCGTCAGATGATTGAGGTGCTGGGTATCAAGAACGCAGACAAGCTTGTGCCCATCGAAGATGACATGACACCTCGTGACCCAGTGTCGGAGAACATGGCCTTCTTGACGGGAAAGCCCACAAAGGCTTTTGTCTACCAAGACCACGATGCCCACATTGCCGTCCATACATCTATGTTGCAAGACCCCTTGCTGATGGCGCAGATTGGTCAGAGCCCTCAAGCTCAGAAGATGCAGGCCGAGATCATGGCCCACGTATCCGAGCACTTGGCTTTTGCTTACCGCAAGAAGATCGAGGAGCAGTTGGGTGTTCCTCTTCCGGCTCCCAACACCGAGATGCCGGAAGAGGCAGAGGTCATGCTGGCAAAGATGGTTGCCATGGCCTCTCAGCAGGTGCTGGCTCAGAGCAAGGGTCAGGCTGCTCAACAGCAGGCCCAACAACAAGCTCAGGACCCCGTCATCCAAATGCAGATGCAGGAGCTCAAGATCAAAGAGCAAGAGGCTCAGATCAAGGGCATGAAGGTGCGCGGAGACCTCCAACTCAAATCAGAAGAGCTTGGCCTCAAGGCCCGGGAAGCTGCGCAAAAGGTCGGCGAAGACCCAGAACTTGCCTACCAGCGATTGCAGACTGAAATCTCTCAGATGCAGGAAGTCCACGCCATGGAGATGGCTGCCAAACAACAGCAGATGATGCTTCAGCAGCAAGAAGCTCAGCAAAAAATGGCTCAACAAGCAACGCCCCCAATGGGCGGTAAGGGGCAGTAATGGACCACCAAATACTTGAGCACATCAGCAAAAAGCTGAGAGAGCGTGAGGTGGAGATTGCAAGAGTTGTGGGTGACGGAGGGTGCAAGTCCTTCGATCACTACAAAGAACTGTGTGGTTTTATTCGGGGTCTTCAGACCGCGCAGTTTGAAATTGAAGACCTCGTCCGAAAAATAAAGGTAAACGATGACTGACTTTAACGTGCAGGCCGTGGACCTGTCTGGCATTCTCAACCAGCCGGTTGCAGACAAAGCCAAACAGATTCCCGATCCAGCGACTTATCACCTCCTGTGCATGCTTCCAGAGGCGAAAGAAGAATACGAGGGTGGATTGCTCAAATCCAGTCAGACGATGCAGTTTGAAGAACTGCTGTCGCCCGTACTCTTCGTTGCCAAGATTGGACCGGATGCATTTAAAGACGAGAAACGCTTCCCAAGCGGGCCAAGTTGCAAGGTTGGTGACTTTGTTCTGGTACGACCCAACAGTGGCACCCGGATGAAAATCCACGGCACTGAGTGGCGACTCATCAACGATGACTCAGTTGAGGCCGTGGTGGAAGACCCACGCGGCATTCAACGCCCATAAGGAGCAATCATGGCAGAGTTTGAAAAAACCGAGTTTGAGTTTCCGGACGAGGCGGAAAGCAAGAACCCTCGCGAAGGCGGCAAGGTTGTAGAGACTGAAGACACGGACATCGAGATTGTTGACGACACTCCCGAAGAGGATCGTGGCCGCAAACCTCAAGACCCTCCCAAAGAGGTAACCGACGAGGAGCTGGAGAAGTACACCGACCAGCGCCTTAAAACTCGTTTGGCCCACTTGGGCAGGGGTTATCACGACGAGCGCAGAGCCAAAGAAGCCGCACTCCGAGAGAAGGAAGAAGCCATTAAGGTGGCCCAGCAGATTGTCGAAGAGAACAAAAAACTCAAAGGCAGCCTGCATCAAGGCCAAAGCGCTCTTCTCGAGCAAGCGAAGAAGGTTGTTGCCAATGAAATGGAACAAGCCAAACGCAAGTTCAAAGAGGCATACGAAAGCGGCGACGCAGACGCACTGACGGCAGCTCAAGAAGAGATGACGATGGTGAAGATGAAGGCCGAGCGTGTAAACAATTTTCGGCCTGCCCCTTTACAGGAAGAAAAAACTGAGTTACAACTGCCCAAATCGCAGCCAGCTCCTCAATTGGACGAAAAAACACGTACTTGGACAGAGAAAAATACGTGGTTTGGACCCAATAAAAAAATGACGGCCTATGCTCTAGGTCTTCATGATGAGCTGGTAGCAAAAGGCTACACCTCAGGAAGCGACGATTACTACAAAGAAATCGACGCAGAAATGAGGAACAGATTTTCAGATGTATTCGAGTCTGATAAGCCGGAGGATGCTCCTTCTTCTCCGAAAAGATCGAATGTTGTCGCACCGGCAACGCGTAGTACTGCTCCCCGAAAGGTCGTACTTACCAAATCGCAGGTCGAAATCGCCAAGCGGCTGGGTGTTCCTTTGGAACTCTATGCTCGTAAGGTTGCGGAAGAAATGAGGAAATGAAAATGGCTGAACAAAATCGTGAAAAGCGTGAACTTGACACTCGTGCAACATCTACCCGCCCTGCGAAGTGGATGCCGCCACAGCTCCTACCCGACCCCACACCTGAGGCCGGATATGCTTACCGCTGGATTCGTGTCAGCACCTTGAACGCCGCTGATCCCTTGAACGTTTCGTCAAAACTCCGCGAAGGCTGGGAACCCGTAAAGGCGTCTGACCACCCTGAAATCCGTCTGTTTGGCAGCACTCCGGATGCTCGCTTCCCAGATGCGGTCTTGGTTGGCGGTCTACTTCTTTGCAAAACACCTACTGAGTTCATTGATCAGCGTAATGCCTACTATGGACAGCAGTCCGAACAGCAAATGCAATCAGTGGATAGCAGTTACATGCGTGAAAGCGATCCTCGTATGCCTCTCTTCAAAGAGCGGTCGTCGAAGGTTACTTTCGGTAAAGGTATTTAACTTTTTTGGAGTCCAAACATGGCTTACCCCACCGTTTCGGCACCCTATGGCCTTCAGCCCATCAATCGTATTGATGGCATGCCATACGCAGGTGCATTCCGTCAGATTCCCGTAGCTGCTGGCTTCGGCACCGCCATTTTTGATGGCGATACCGTGGTCATCAACAGCGATGGTTATCTCGTCAAGTCC